CTTTACTTTCCTTTACTTTGTTATGTTTTGTTATAACACTGTTATCGTTTGTTATAACAGTGTTATTAGATGCCCACCTGCTTTGCATTCCATACTTTCCTGCAAGTGATTTTTTTTGCCTTTTTTCATCAAATTCTTGCTTATTTCGCAGCACTCTTTCGCTCCAATATTTTTCATTATCAGCAACAAATAATCCAATTTCTATGCATTCTTTGTAAAAATCATGCAGTATTTTTTTATCCACATTGAAACGAATTGATAGCCCATTGAGCAATTTGATTGTCAATTTGCCATCTCCAGACTCATGCATTGCTTCAATAAATGCCCAATATAATCCATAACCTTGCATACCAAAATTTGATATAATGTGAAGGATTTTCTCATCGTTATGAGCATTGGAATCATGCGGAAAATAGTAAGAATCTTTTTTCATATTTATGTATTTTATGTGGTGCAAGCGCAATCAAAAGCAGGTGTTATTTTTGATAAATCTTGCTCTTTAAATAAATTATTTTGAGCTATTTGCAATAAAGTTCTATATGTTATATCAGGAAAATAAGTATGACCACCAAATTTGCCATCTTTTTGTGCCTCATCTTCATCTTCAATCCATTCTTTTGCAAGTTCTGGATATGAAGATAAAATATTTATAATGGCATTTTTACCCTTCATAAAGCAAAGCGTGCAATTTCCAAGTATAGATGCTATTTCAAGTGTATATGGTTTTTGACTCCAATAGTTATTTATCATATCTTTTGTTATTCCTTGTTCGTATAAAGGAAATTTATCAAATACCTTTTTATAATTTTGTTTCCTTCTATTAACTCGCAATGGCTCATCCGCTCTGAATCCTATGAAATTTTCAAATGTTTGAATGCCAATGCTTCGCAAATATCTTTTACAAGTTTTAATTTTTAACTCATCTGTGCAAATCCTTTTTACTCTGTTAGGTATTACTTTATGATTTTTCTTTTTTAGCAATGCACTAAATGGATTCTCTTCATTATTCCACTTCAATCTTATGATGGGTATATTTTCAAATGCTTCAAAGTCATTAATAAACTTGTATGTTTTTTCATGTTCTCTTCCTGTGTCGCAAAATATAACAAGGTCACCTTCACGATATTCATGAATGGTCATGTATGCAGATGTTTTTCCTCCGCTAAAATTTATTACTCTTTTCATATTTGAACGTATTGACGTGTTAATGTGTTGTAATTATAAGATGCAAATCCAATCTTTCCTTGCCATGAGAATCTAACTTTTTGAACATAAATGTTGACACTATTATCGGAAAAATTTCGATGAACACTGATGCCGTTGTCAGTTTTATTAAAGAAATGAGCGCTACCTGCTATGTCGTACATAGTTGCAACTGGATATTGACCGGTGTTGTCTTTCATTAATTTTCTCGGATGCGCAACAATAAAAACATGAGTGTCAGTTTTAACTGCAAATTCCTTTACCATTGTAAGTACTTCGCTTATGTATTGTGTCTCTGAATAGTTTGCAGGCACTTTATGTTCGATGTAATTCCAAGGATCAATTACTACACCTTTAATACCTTTGCGCCTTACAAGTTCTTGCATCTTGTTAAGGATGGATTCCATTGTCACTTCTATCTTATTGATGTTTACAAAGAAATAATTGTCATCAACAAAAACAATTGACTCTTTGAATTGGTCATCATCCATTCTATTTGTGTAATCTTTGCGGAAATCGAATGCAAGTCCTGAATGCTTTTCCATTAATTTAGTAACGTGAATTGACGCAGGATTCTCAAATGAACATAATCCCCATTTCCAACAATGCTTTTTGCTTAACGATGTTGTGATGTAATCAATAAATTCTGATTTGCCGGAATTAGGACTACCAGTTACAATTGTCATTTGACCACCGCTAAAGGTAAGGTATTCATCAAATTCGCCAATGCCTGCTTCGCATCCTTTAGGATAACCATTCAATCTAAAATCAAGCACTTGCTCATAAACATCTTCAACCGATATAATACCTTCAATCGGGTATTGTTTTGCATGACTTATCATTCGCTCAATGGTTTCTTTGCCTTCATTGATTAATATCTCATTCGCATCTTTGCGTATCGTATCGTATACAACATAACTGCATCTATCAATTCCCAATCGCCTTGCAAGTTCATCACGTAGTTTTATACCCGGTTCATCATTATCGGTAAATATTATGATGTGTTTTTTATCTTCGAAATGCTCATAACAATTATCCAAGTACTTCAATTGTTGATTACCTATTGATGCACCATTTGGGACGCTTACAACATTATAAATGCCTGCCTCATGTAATGATAAGCAATCCATTTCTCCTTCGCATATTATGCAGGTTGACTCATCTTTGATGCCATTAAGATTATAGAAAATTAGTTTTGAATCTTTATGCAATTTAAAATCCTTATCCTTTGCCCTAAACTTTATATTGATTAAATCATCGTTGATGTAATAATTAAAATTGATAGCCCGTACTTCATCCTTTGCTTTAGGCATCCATTCAATTGATTCAGTAACTCCCATTCGCAACAAAGTATTATTTGATATGCCTCTCGTTTCAAAATACTTTATCGTGTCAGGTGAAAGTTTCTCCAATCTTGGCACTGGCTTTATGTATTCCTTTCCTTCATTTTGCACTTCAATTCCATACTTTGCAGCAATTGTTTTAATGCTATCAATATAATTTAAGTTTTGATAGTCCATTAAAAATTGAATTGCATCGCCAGACTTACCACATCCAAAACATTTATAGATTTGTTTATCCTTTGAAACTTTGAAAGAAGGTGTCTTTTCATTATGGAATGGGCAATTGGCAACCATTTCGCTGCCTTCCTTTTTAAGTTTGATATGCTCTGAAATTATATCAATGATTTCAGCTGCTTGCTTTATTTCTTCAATGTTTGTTATCATGAGATAAAAAAGCAGGTCATCATGTAGTGATAATGATGCCTGCTATTTACTGAAACCTGAAAAACGATTTGCACAATCACTACTTCGTGTAAATCGTTAGAGTGCTAAGATAGGATAATTTCCAATGCCGTTACAAAAGCATCTGCATCACTTACAATCATGTAATTACCGCCTGCATTTTGAACTCGTTCACGCTCTTCGTTTTGCCAATCACTCATCTTGTCTTTTCCTACCTTTATTTCAATTGACCAGTGCTGACCTTTGATGATGGCATGAATATCTGCAGTACCTTTCTTTGTTGTTGATGGGATGTACTTACCACCAAGCACACGACCTGCGGAAGATATCCTATTTGCATAACCACCATTCCAATTAATCATATCAATGACAAATCGAGTAAGTCCGTTAGCAGTTTCCACTTTAGGAAACTTTACCACTGGAGTCAGTTTGTTAAGCCAAACATTCGGGAAATCTTTTTGGTAGTGCATGTCGTATGCGATGGCATAAGCTACCTGCCAATTAAAATGGTAGGTCTTCAATGAATGGTGCTTTAGTAGTTGATGAATTAGATGCATCATTGCTCACTTGCTTTGCGCCAAGTAGCTTTACATTGCCCAAGATGTTGCCCTTTGTACCTGCGGCTCTTTCCTCCGATGTTACCGATTGCACAATCATACCACTGTTGCCATATTGGTCAACATCATCTTTAAGAAAGATAACTGCATCCAGGTAAGTACCTTTTGCGCCTGTGTACAACTTTGCTTTGTCGATTTGGTTGAGATTTAATCTCACTGAAATTGTCTTTGCCATAATAATTATTGCTTAAGTTAACCGGATAAGCAGCCGTTTAAAGTTTAATATATTTAAAAATGTGTGCTATCACATCAACTGTCCAACCATTACCAAGCATCTTATATCGTTGGGAATCGCTTACATGATTTGTATAATTGTCTGCAACAGTTTGCAATCTTTCGCATTCTATTGGTGTAAGTCTGCGAATGCGTGATGTATTTATCATTGTACTTCCATTCGGTAGTTGTGCTTGAAGAGCTGGACTAATTCCATTTATATCATAAATCCTGTCTTGTTGGAATGGTTGAGTTTCTATTATTTGGACATTATTTTTTTGTTTATTTGTTTCCAAAGTTTTAGATTTTTGGTCATTTGAAACCTCATATTCTCTTTTGTAAGTTCCATCTTCTTGTGCTTTTCTACCTACTACTTGTTCTTTTGCTCCGTTTGCTACTATTTCAATTGCATTAGTATTACCTGTATCAAGACTATAAGTTTTTCCATCATTTCTGCTTAAATGACCACTACCACCTGCGTTTTTATTCTTTTGTATTGATGGGCGATTTGGGTCTCTACGTTGGGTGTTGTGAACAATTAAATCCCAATTATGCTTATCAGTTGCTGTGCTACTACCACCAGTGCGAACAGTTCTTGCCTTTGCATTTAAATCTAATCCAGTAAACTCTTTATCTTTTATTACTATTTGATTGTATGGAATCCCACTTTGATAACGAGCAACAACACATCCACTTTTGTCATCATCTTCATTCATTTGAAATGCCAAATTTCTTTGATTCCTATTTATGTATGCTATTGATTTCTCACTCAAGAAATATTTTTCATCAACTTCTGTTTCTAAAACATCACGAAGCAAAATTCCTTTATCCTTTGGTTGTTCAATAATGCTTTCCAAATCACCAAATAATCCAGCAGGTTTCATTCCTATGTTTGTCCAATAAATGCGTTTGCGATTTTGTGCTGATACCAATGCTGAATTGATATGGATGCCATTAACACCAATTGCTTTGCTCAATACCTTTTCCCATTTTTCACCCATCTCAACATTCTCTAATAAAAAATACTTTGGCTTTACTTCATTAAGTAATCGCATATACTCCCAAAATAAATACGATTGTCCTTCAAATTCGTATCCTTCTGATTTTAGTTGTAGATAATGGTCAAGTGTCAATATTTCTTGTTCATCTTTTGTACTCATTCCTTTTCTTTTGCCTGCAAATGAAAACGACTGACAAGGTGATCCACCAATAAGCAAATCTATTTTGGGCAATGAATATCCATTTACATTAACTACACTGCCTAATTGAATTGTATAAGGATAATTTGCCATTGTAACTTTAATTGCATACTTATCAATTTCAGATGCATAATAATTAGTTACTTTAATACCTGCTCTTTCAAGGGCTTGTTGCCCACAGGACATTCCATCGAATAATGATAGTACAATCATAGTTTACATTTTTTTATCCATTCAATAAGTTCTTGCTTAGTCAATTCTACATCATCAATATCATCATTGCCAAAGAATAATGCATGTAGAATAATTGATAAAAAAATGCTGCAAGTTGTAATTAGTGCGACTGCTATTATCATGATTTTTGGTTTTAAAAATGCGCCCGATGTCTCTCTTTCAGAATTAATAGCGATTAATAATGAACACCAGGCGCATATGGTTTATGAATGTAATAAGAAATTTTGGTATAGTTCAAAAGTTTTTTTGAAGATGTCATCATATTTCAAAAGTGCCTCCATCGTTGAAAAGCCATTTAAAACTGTTGTATGATGTCGCTTTCCGGTGTGCTCACCCATGAACGCAACACTATAATGACCTGTATGGTATGCGTGCCTCCATAGCATGAAACGTGCTTCGCTGACTTCTTTCTTCCTTGACTTGCTCACCATCTCGGTTGCATTAAGATTAAAGAATTCGGCAGTCTTGAAAAGCATATCATAATAACGTTGCTTATTATTATATCCGTATGCCATCGGATTATGTACGTTTATTTCTGATTCCATTGTGTTCATAGTCCTTGTTGTTTAAGTTTTAATGATTCTGATTCAATCCAATTAACCATCTTTACCATTTGGTCGCAGATTCGTTTTTCAAGTTCGTGCGCTTCATATCCACCTGGATGTGGTATTCTTACCTCTGATATTCTGCGTGCGTAGTCCTCAAAGTAATCACTTGCTTTGTACTCCATTGGTTAGTTTTTTATAGGTTTGTGTTGCTATTTGTTTCCATTGATCATTTGATTGGATAAAAATTGGTGTTCTTGCTTTCACTTCTTTAAGATCCTCAACTGATTCACATTGTTGAATAGCTTTAATATGAATTGTTAATAATTCCTTATCAACTGCTTTATTTCCGTCATCATCATCCGCTCCCAAAAGTAAAAATGATTGCAAACTATACCTACGAGCGTAACTCATTCCGCTTCCATGTGACTGTGCATCGGTTACCTTGCTTGCGATTATCTCGGTTAGTGATGCCATCCATTCGCCTGATTCGTGCAGTAGGATTGTTTCTACATAATTCTTGCCATCAATGACTGTGGTAGGTTGTAGCACTGATATCCCATTGTCATTGAGTGATGGTAGGCATGCTTCACGCACTGCGTTAAGATCTGCATACTTTGACTTAAAAAATGGATTTGACGCACCCTTTTTTGGGTTACTCATGTGCGCTTGTGCTTTAAGCAAAGCAGGTGCAATCTTGCTAATTGATTCAGATGATTTCATTGATGTTGATTTTATGGTTAAAAGTTTGATTGTTACGTTTCCAGTCTTTTATGTATGGAATTACTTCGGATGGTATACCTTGAGCATTAAGCATGGTATTGATTCGCTCTGCGGTTGCTATGTCATAGGTAATTGCATACCTTTTATTGTCCATGTTCCTTAAACGAAGGTATTTGTTACCTGTATGAATTACACTGATGTAATGCAGACCATCGAAAATTTGGTATTGTGGTTTCATTTATTTTAAAGTTACGGTGACTGATGTAGTTGATAATTTACTCGGTGGGAATACTTTAAGTACTTCGCCATTGAAATCAATAATGTCAAGTCCTTGAATAGGTACTGTCTTTAAAAACGCTTGACGCTCTTTGATTTCATTGTCAAGCAATTCTTGCTTATCCATTAGTTCAAGCAATATGGAATCGTTGCACTGTGAGTAATCATACTTCACTCCAGTTTCCTTGATGCTGAATTTAGCATTGTACTTGTCAAATGACTTACCGTACTTTTCAGATTCATCAAGCAATATGCGCTTGTATACTTCATTACCTTGAATTGTCTTGATAATTTCCTCCATTGCTTTAAGTTGCAAATGGATGTTGATGGAATCTACTTCGCCAATGATAACGCGATTAACGATGTCGTTTGCAAATTCAAAGCGTTGCGCTTTGTCGGTGGCAAATAAGCCAAGTGTTTCTTTTGATAGTTGATTCATGATTGTTGATTTTTAATATTTAAAGATTGATGTAATCCGTATTTTGCACCTGCATAAAATAATGCAGAAAATTCATGAGCGTATCTTATTTCAATTTCAAGCCATGTAAATGATTCGTTTTTATCTACAATGATGGCTTTTGGATATTGTTCTAAAACATATTTTAAATGCTCTTCAGTAAATGGTAATCTAAAAGTTGACATGATTAAAAGTTTATAAGGTTATCGGCACATAAGGCCAAAATGATGATGATTGTAATTAATAGGTAATCTTTGGTTTGTTTTTTCATGATTTTTTTTTTGATTTGTTAACTAATGAGACACAAATATAGAACAACTATTAAATAAATAATCAAAAAATATATTTTTTTGTTTCAAAACTTTTATGTAATGTTGCAAAAAATGACATTATGCACAACTTTTTACTCAAACTACCAAGCAAAGAAATGTACTTGAAACTCAAGGAAATCGCAAAGAAACAAAGTCCTGCCACAACTGTTGGAGGATTAATCAATCACATCATTAAAAACTATCTAAATGAAAATTGAAGCAACCAACTACGACATTAAGGTATCAATAGAAAGACCTGATGACCTTACAATATCTGAATTGTTTGAGATGTACAAAGTAATTACACTCGGAATAACATTTTCAGAATCGCAATGGAATGATGTCATATGCGATTTGGCAGATGAAATCAAAAATAATAAATCATGATACCATTAATAATATCAGCAGTAATACTTTATTGCCTATACTACATTTTTGTAGTTCAATACGTTGACCGAGAATTTAAAGAATGGAAAAAACGCATGGGACTTGACAACGAATGAATGGGTGCAATACATCAAAAAGTCGCTCAAATACAAAACTAAAAACGATAAGTATTTGATTGATGAATTGACGCAAGAAGTATGCATCCGGGTTTTAACATATAAATACCATGAAATTAATGATGAATTATATTTTAAAAAATTGCTTAATCGCACAATAACATCGGTGTGGTTTGATTATTTAAGACTCCCGAAAAGAAAACAATCAATTATTGATTTTATTGAAATAGATGGGACATCTGATATATTAAGCGATTTAAATATTCTGAATAATGAAACTATAAAGCAAGTTGAAACTTTAATAAATCCACTTACAGAAAATCAAAAGACAGTTGTATTGCTTAAATATTACAAAGGAATGACTTTTCAGCAGATTGCATCTGCAATCAATTCACCCATAAATACCTGTTTAAGTCACATGAATCAAGCAAAAATCAAAATGAAAAAACAATATGATAGCAGAAATTAAAAACCCAAAAAATGTAACGGAAACTGTGCAAGTTGTCCTTCACTATATGACAAGCAAACGACCTGGTCGTTCACACATGAGCAATGGTGATATAGGTTATCCGGATGAATATATTGAGCATCTTGTTGGATGGGATTGCATCGGTGACCAACCCGAATGGCTTAAAGATTGGGTAGTTAGGTTGCAAGTAGATACATGGCTCTAATCCCACTTCTTCCAATCAAACTGCAATTGCCCTGTAAAGTATAGATGTGATTCCGCTCTACGCCTGCGACCAAGTCCCCATAGCAAGTTGCCCATTCGATCTTTAAGTCCAGTGCGCAGGAATTCATCTTCTATTTTAAAGTCGTTAGGATTGGCATTAATCAATTCGTCAAGTTTTGTGCGCATAAAACTACCAATACCTCTATTGTAAACATAATCACAAAGTGCAGCCATTTGGTCAGGATTCAATTGGACTTTGATGTATTGATTGATTTGCTTGATAATATTCTCGGTATCCTTTGCCATCCATTTGATAGCGGTTGCTTCGTTGATTACATCGCCTTTAGCAACCTTACGCATGTGGTTATGATTGTAAGTACTACCAAATCCAAGCGTCCATACATTGCCACTATCGGCATAAGCAACTGATGAATATCCTTCAAAGTGTTTTTTGATTGCAGCAAGTTTGTCAAAGTCAGGTATATTATTCACTATCATCGGTTTCTTGATTAAATAGTTCATCATACATTTCATCCACTAATCTATCCAATATAATTAGGCATTTCTTTCTAATGCTTTTGATTCGATTGCCATCCGTTTTGGACATCATGCCTGTGTCGTATTCACCGATTGAATTGAGCGCATAAAAACAACTGGTGATATATTCCTCACGAGTCGTAAACTCAATGATGCCATCATCATCAACTTCATCAATCGGATCAATAGTTTCGTCAATTGGTTTTTCCATTTTGCAATTGCTTTTGAATTTGTGCAATCTCTTTTTTTAAATACTTTAATTTGCGATGCCCATCGTCATATTTCTTTAAAAGTTCCTGATATTTCTTTTCTAATTCAATCATAGTACTTTGCCTTTATAAATGCGTTTATTGATAAAATCATATTGCTCTCCATCTTCATGAAGATAAACTATGGCGCATCCGTTATTCCATTTGTTCAATGGCATATAAGCAGGATGTAATTCAGATAGGCAACCAATACTCCAGGTAGTAACAATCTTGCCATTCATATCTGATTCGGTATGTTCTGATGTTGCGTGATTATGACCTTGAAATGCACTTACTTTACCTCGCAGATAAAGTCCTCTTGCAATGTTTACAGGTGCAGCAATGCCTCCAATATATTCATGACCATGTATGCCATTAAGACCATTTAATCTCATGTATTGATTGGATGCAATAATATCAATTCCTTCGGCTCTTGCCTTGATAATATTCTCAAAAGTAAACTCTTCAACACCGATTAATTCGTGTGCTTTTTGCATCAAAAAATGCTCATATCTTACCTCGTGATTGCCAATCTTAAAAAATATCTTGCACTTTAATTCGCGCTTTAGCACCTCAATAAAATCTTTAAACTGATTCAACTCATAGGCAAAATCACGCAATTTAGGATTCTTATTAAAGCGGCTCAATTGATAAAAATCTAATGTGTCACCATTAAGCAAAACGGCATCAACTTTCTCATTTTTCATGAAAGTGATGGCGGCAGTCAATGCGTCCATTGAATGATAAGGAAGATGTATATCAGATAAGATGCCTACCTTTTTATATCCTTTAATGATGAATGGATGATATTCGGTCTCTTCGGATTTCGGTAAGTTGTAAGGATTGCGTGGTCTTGCTTCCGTCATAAAAAATGTTTTATCTTTTGTGTATTTTTTATCTGCTTCTCCTTGCTTTCCTTCGATGCGCCTCAATATTCCTCTTGCATTTTCCAAATCTTTAAACAATAATTTATTCTCATTGTACATGATTCTCGCAAGTTTCAAAGTTGGCATTTCCATTCCATACTTTTTACGATATTCAATAGCAACACTATTTTTGGTCATTTCAATAACCTAATTAGATTAAGTGCCAAACTCATAAGAAATGCGGCAATAAGCCACCATATCAACTTATTTCTGCGCTCAATTTTATTCTCTAATTTCTCAATGCGCTTATCTTTATCAAGTAAAACTTGTTTATATTGATTCAATTGCAATCCTAATTCCTTTAATTTGCTTGAATCCTCAATATATTTAGTAATCACTTTGCCTGGTAATTGCACCCTAACAGGTACCTTTACGACCTTTGTTTGCACTATTATACCCTTTATGGTATCAATCTTTGATTCATGCACCACTTCCGTTGGACAAGGAATTTCAATGATTGTATCATGTACTTGATAAATAGTATCGGCTCCCGTTACTATGCATGGGAATTGATTGCGAAAGATTGGTAGCACATGAGCAGGATGTTTGTCCAATGCTTTTCGTGCATCTTTGATTGCTTTATTCGGTGTGTAACAAGATGCAAAAAGCATCAATAAAAATAAGTATTTCATGACTTTGTTGGTTGATGTGTTTGTTTGTTCATTGTGAATAGCCAACCGATAACACCTGTTAATGATGAACCGATAACGATGCCTCCAAGTATATCAATTAACTTTTCATTTTGCGCAGGCACTGGCTTGAATGCCAATGCAAATAAAAATAAATAAGATGCCACAACGACAATGATTGATACTATTACTTGAACACTAACTTTGTTTAACTTGTCCCACATAAATTTATTTTTTTGTGTTTTTAATGATGCTGACAATACCCGATACAATCGCAATCAATGACGCGATAAAAGATAAAGCAGGTTGCCAAGATGTAATGCTAATAAATGCAAATGTGCCTGACACAATACTTAATGTTCCACTTGTACTATTTTCTTGTATCATCTTCGATGCTTTTAACGCTATGATTTTTATCAATTAAATTTAAGAAAAAATCCAATGCTTTACCTACAAAAGTTAATTCATTGGACAACTTTGCCCTTCCAATTGCGCTGCTTATCGTTTCATCAGGATTTCCGAAATAATCGCCTTTCACCAATGTTGCATTAAATAATCTGCTACAAACAATGTTTCCAAGTTGGTCAAGTCCAATGCATACATCATGCAGATATTTAACCCAATCAGAATATAAAATAGCAATTATAAATCCAATAGGAAATAATGTCATGCAAAGCATGATGGCAACAATCAGTAATAATATATTTGTTACTTGTCCCATTTTGAATATGCGTTTCCGTATTGACGGATAAGATTGTGAACATTGATTTGCACATTTTCACCAAGATTATTAAACCAATCAAACTGACCGATGGCATCAGATGGATAGTTCCCATCAGCATCTGGATAAACGAAAGTACCACTTGCATTAACCAATGTTGTGTTGTCTGCGACATTTTCCTTTGAGTAGTTAGGGATGAATGTCAATGGCTCACCATACGCACCATTATCGTTGGCATAGTGCGACACATCCCAAGACAATGCAAGTGTCTTGTATGTAAGATTGTAGGTCATGGTAAAACACTTGGCTTTTCTTTTAATAGTTGTTCCTGCGATTGTTACATCAGGGATTTCTAATTCAATGTTGTACATAGTTATATTTTATAAAGATGATATTAAAAGCCAGTTAGTACCATTGCTTTGCACTACTCTTGTTCCTACTGTTGCCATTGTTAATGTAGTAGGTGTTGTTGCTACGTTTACAAATGTTTGACTTGATGTTGTGCCTATTGTTATTGTACCTGCACCGCTATTAACGATAGTGTATATCCTTCCTGTGCATCCTACCGCAGTTGGCAATGTAGCAGTAAAAGTATTAGCAGTACAATTTATTGTGTAGTCATTATTTTTAATTGCATAGGTTGCTGATTGTGCAGTATAAGGAAATGCAACACTTCCATTAGTAATTTCCAAACCTCTAAAATCAGCAGCAGCAGTTAATGTAGGATTAATCCATATTCCTCTTGTTATACCATTTGCTCCACCTGTTTGATTTATTGTACCATTTTCTTCATAACCACTATAAATGGCAGTACCACTTGTAGGAGCAAATGTAGAATTTTGATAATATACTCTTTTTGTTCCTGTAGTAATATTCCCTACCGAACCAAACGCATTAAACATACTTGAAAAACTTGCCAATACAGGTGTTCCTTGAAATAAACCCAAAGTAGCATATGATGTACTACTATTACCTAAATATTGGTTAGCAGTTATATTTCCTATAGAAGTTATACTTCCTGCTTTAGATATTTTAACTTGAGATGTCCCACCAACTTGCAAATCCATTAAGTTAGATGTTGCACCACTTGCAGTATTAGTTACATTCATTAATAATGCAGTAGGATTACCTGTTGTGTTCCATGTTTGAGACAATGATAATACACCATTTGCACTACTTCCTCCTTGCGATGTTCCTGTAATTGTTTGTAATCCGTTTGCTGATAATTGTCTATTCCATCTTGTGCCATCATAAGTGTAATTACTTGAATCAGTCAAATCATATAATTGTAATCCTGTTGCAGGACTTCCGATTCCTGTACGATTTGTTGTTGTCATTCTTGGGATAAGTAAACCAAGCGATGTACTTGACATATCAACAAGTGAAGATGCTGCTGCTGATGATGCACCTATTGATGTTGCACCTGTGGATGAGACATTAAATACAGGAGCAGATGTTCCTACGTTGGCAGAAAATATACTACCTGGTCCACAAGCTGCACATCTATTTGCTACCACATTATAAATTCCGCTTTGGCTTGGTTTCAGCCATAGTGTTGCGTTTGTTCTTGGTTGAATCAATCCACTATCATTAATAATCATTGAATCTGCTACCGCATCATTATTTGCTTTCAAAGATATTTGTGAAATACTCGAATTAGTGTTTAAGTTAAAAAATGCTCTATTGTTTGTATTTGTCAAAGAAAAAGCATTATTGTATGTTCCATTATTTGCAAATCTATTTAGTTGCAATTTTCCAACAGAATCAATTACCATTGCTTCGCTATTATTTGTACGAAATCTCAATGATGCATTGTTGTTGCTACCAATAAATTGTGATGCAGTTACATTAAAATTACCTCCTGTTTTCCATGATGTGGCAGTGTCTTGTTTGCCTACAATTGATGTATAAACATTTGAACGCATTGTATCTGAGCGAAACTTACTAAAATATATTGTACTATCTAAAGTTGTCCAAGTTGGAGTGCTTGTACCTGCTGATGTTAATAGTTGACCACTTGTGCCTGCTGATGTTGTTGCAAGTGCTGATGTTGATGAAGCATATGCAACTCCACCTTGATTTAATGCAGATGATTGACCTGTACCTCCTTGATTTACTGCTAATGTTCCTGTAATTGTTGCAGCAGATATTGCAAGTGGTGTAGTTTGTTTTGTATAAATGATTCCATTTGGTGTGTTAGCATGAGCAACAATTCCAACTTGTACTGCATAACCTGTTGGCGGAATTGTATTCATTAATTGACCTGAAGCATATGGACTTAAATACAAAATAGTTCCTTCACTATAAGCACCTGTATTTACTCCTGTTATTGCACCTGTTGATGTTACATAACCAAAACTTCCTGTTGGAGTAGAACCATTCATAAGTCCAATTACAGATGCAGTACTTACACTATCTGCTCGTGCAAGTGCAACATTTGGATAGGTGAATGTTCCTCCTGATTTAATATAGACTGCTGCACCTTTTGCAATAGTAGAACCTGTATTATTGTATACTTTTAAAACTATATTTTGACCAACAAAAACAGGAGAATAACTTGCATCATTCCAAAATGCCAATGACTTTTGTGTAGAATCATACCAAAGCAATCCTTGAGAAAAAGATGGTTGTTCAGATAAAGTTAGTTGTGTTGCACTTGTAGATATTTTATTATTACCCAAATCTACATTTGTTGTTGCACCTGTATATGGTACTCTATTATTTATACGATTGCTTAAAGATGTAGTATCAATAGTACTGCCACTACCGCTTGACTTTACCCATTGACTGCCTGTATAAACATAAATGCTGCTATCTGATTTGTTATATCTTATCTGCGCAGTATCTCTGCCACCATTGATATTTCGCAATCGAACAATTCCCATCGGCAATGTAACCACCGAATCAAATAACATCCTTTGCACTGGACCATAACCTGCTTGTGGCATTGATTGATATGTTTGTCCATAAGAAATCGAACAAATAAAAACAAGTAGAATAAATATTAATCGTTTCATAAGTTATATTATAGGTGCATCACAGGCATCAAAATCACGTTGATTATAAATATTAGCAGTAAACTCAACTCCTGCTAAATAGTCCTCGTATTTGTCGCTAATTGCGTTAATAGTGATATTGTCATCAATATAATAATCACGCTTTGTGCTTCTAATCATTTGAATAATATCTTCAGCTATCTGCCATTGGTCAGATATTACATCAGGCTCGAATTCCATCTCTGCTCCTGACTTATCAAGGAAGAAAAATTGAACATTGTAAATTTGCTCCTTTCCTACATTCAAACTTCCACTATTAATTGAGAAACAACATACCGGAAATTCCGGATTGCTATCTCTGAATAACCACTCTCTCGGTGTCACATTTTTTACCTCCTTTATCATTGCGTGACTTGAGAGCAAATTTGTGATTGTTGTTAGTAGTTGGTTGTAGGTCATGCTTTAATACTTTTTCGATTAGTTTCAACTTGTACTTAATCATATTTTATTTATAGGTGAAGGTAAACAATTCTCCTGCTTGCGTTACATCTCCAGTTGGTAATGTAACAGTCAATGAATTGATTTGCAAGTAAAGCGAATTAGTAGTTGGTAATGTAGTCACACCCTTAACCGCTCCAGACCTTGTAGCAATCAAAACTGTTCTTCCTGCAAGTTGTGAAACATTGAATGAAGCAACACCTGCAATCGGTGTAAATTCAATTGTTGCCAATGTGCCTCCATAGCTATTATTGTTGTAACTTCTAATTTCAGGAATCGCGCTATTTGTACCTAACCACATTGGCGATGTGTACGCTCTCGTTTCGGGAAAGATTACATCAAGTCCGCTACCTGTCTGCATATATTCAAGATATAGCGTGTAATTTTCACGCAGATATTGTATCAATCTTTGTTTGTACCATTCAGCATTCTGCTTGTAATGATTTGAAAGCAATTCCAAATCAGGTCTCGATGGTGTATTTGATTCCTCTGCGGTCTTTTGTAAAACACCTTTTGAAAAAAACTGATAACCCAAAGCCATTGGTAATTGAGCAACAGTAAACCAAATTAGCGCATCAGTCACATAACTATTCAGTAAAGTAGTTTCTGCGGCGGTCAAGTTGTTTGCGTCAATTCCTTCCTGTAATCTGATATAAAGTGTGCTGCCTAAAGCAGGTTGAATATAAATGTCTTGCGCAACTTTTATTTGCGGTTTGATTTGCTTATCATCAATGGCATCTGATATGCCAGTGCGAGACTTAATCAATGCAGGTGAAATAAATAAAATATTTGCGCTCATAACTTATAATGTCTTTTTGATGATAACTGTTTTCCATTCGTGCCTGCATGACTCCTCAATCACTCCATCATTATTCCAAAAACCACCTAATCTATCCCAAACCGAGTACCCTAATTTCATTGAAAGATTCTCGATATTAGCTCGGCTCCATACTCTCGTTTCTGCAAGTCGCATCATTTCTTTGCAAAATGGTCTTGATGTTTTTAAGTCAGACTTTCCAAAACCGAAACCTTCTCGCCATGCATAAGTGTAACGTAACTGAAATGATGTTGTGCCTGGCTTTGGTGCTTCAATCTTTACATCTTTTACAGGTATTCTTTCAGTAATTGAATCAGTGCCAATCACAACTTTATTTATCTTAATAATCTTTCTATCATAAAACGATTTAAAGACATCTTCAATTAGTGGCACTTCAACACCTAATGTATCTGCAATAACCTGTGCAGTAACCTTGTTGTCTTTTTTAACCAAGTTCAAAACATCCGATTCCAATTGATCAAGTTGTTTCACTTCTGCGAAATATTGTGACATTCTCGCTGGCTTTACACTCATAATCTCGAACCCTTCAAGTGTCTCATATTCGCTTGCAAATGCCTCAATCAATTCGGCATCAAATTCCGCTTGAGATTTGAATTGTTGACCTTCAGAATCCATTAATAAGATTTCAACATCGGCATCACTCAATCCGAAACTACTTTTAAGCATCATGATTGCTTGCGCTTTGGTCATTTTTCCTGACTGATATTTGCGTTTGATTCTTTCAAGATGTTGGAATTGTCTGCCAGTCATGTTGGCTATGTTGCTATTGACTGACATACCACCGCTTGCATCAGCAACAACAGGTGCAGGTGTTGGTGCATTGCCTGTCACCGTTGCCATTGGATAATATTTCTCATCAATTCCTAACTTGTCCAAAAAGTATTCTCTCGGTAATATATCAAGCAATTGACTATTATCCAATTGGAATCCTAATGGCTCAACAGGAATGATTGTATATTCACCTTTTGCGCCTGCATATTCTAATATTTTATTGAATACTTGCTCATGCGCTTGTTGTCTTTCATGCACATATGTATTATTGAAAATCTCATATGCATCCTTCAATTCGTTGCGTTGTCCTAATGCTCCAGGTGTAGCAATACCAAACAAAGCAGGAGATGTGATTTGCGCACCGCTGAATATCTCGGTTTGAATTAAATTATTGATGTTGGTGAAATCCTCCTTTGTAAGCATCGTTTGATTCAATGATTGAATCTCTGCGGCATTGTCCTTGCTTGAATTAAACATGATGACAACTCGGTCACCTTCACTTCCTGTAAACTTCTTTTTGATGCCTCTTTCAACTGCGTTCTTTGCTTCCTCTGATGGTTCGCCTCCATTCAAATTAATCAATGTACCTGGCACAAATCCATCAACCGCATTACCTAAAATATGTCTGCTTACTTGCACATCTGCATCAATATAATTTAATGATGAAAAGTATGAAGGCAAAGGATATGCACTACCTTTTGGATTATATTGCTTTACAAATAAAACCTGCGAAGGTTGTGTGTTGTATTGCGTTGGATTAAAAGCAGGATATTGTCTCGGTTGCTCACGATTATCTTGCCAATTATCCTTTACGAAAAACTCGCTGCCATCTTTATTTGTTCTTACCTTATGATATTCAAGATGGTATACATCTTTTATTTGACCTGTAAGATTGTAAATGATTTGCAGATAATAACCGCCGAAAATTTCATCATCAAGGATGGCTTTTTTAAGAATCTGATTGTAAGATTCACCGACAATATTTGCTTTGATTGATACACCATCCAAACCTTTACCAAAAATGTAGTTCGATTTTCCTTTTACAATACTACCATGCTTAGCAGACTCATTAAACAATCCAAGCAAATACAAAGGATAGTCATTTTCTTCACCAAATTCAATCCATCCCTTACCTTTTTTTTCTTCAAACTTTGGTTGTAATGCTCTCGCAAACTTAATGCCTACAATATTATTATAATTATTCTCCATTGTAAATAGTAAATGTGTTTAATTGTTCGTCATATATTGTTGGCTCAAATTCAGTAGATGGATGCAACATCATGTATCCAGTCTCTACAATCGTTCCTATCTCCGTTATTGATGTATCCGCCTTTTGTCTTATCGTATACTTCCAAAGTCCTTCAATCGCATTTGCAAAATATGTGTTTACAACAATAGTATTGTAATCATATCTGCTATAATATTCAGGTCTTAAATTTATCAATACTTTTCCATCTGATGCGCGATGTTCAAAAATAAATAGGAAACGTGGTGTAGAAATGGTTGCATTCTCACTTGCGGTGTAATAGATTGAATCAGTATTTCCTTTTGTAAGATGTAGCATATTTAACGAAAAAACCACCGACTTCATATCGGTCGGTGGCTTCCTATTTAGTTTTTCAATTATTAAGTACCCGGTGTCTCCAATGCTGCTGCAACTGTTGAAGATATAACAAAGAAATCTTCCTGCTCCATTGCCTCAAATTTCAACACATATCCATTGGCATCTCCATTGGCGGCTCCTGTTGTACCTGTTGATGAACCCATGTACATGCCTGCTGCTTTACCGTACAAACGATATGTGCCATCCTTATCTTTGGTCACTGCTATCAATTTATTTTTAGCAAGTGTAGTGATGATATTGCGAGTGGTTGCGTCACGCTTGTTGATTGGAATATCTATTGACTGCTCAAAAAACAAAGTACCATTTTCGGTGCTACCTACTGGATTGCTTGATGCAGTCGCAGATGATTTGGTTGGCACTTCATATTTGTAAAATCTTTTTCCTGATGCTTTGGTCAATCCTGTGATTGTACCACTTACATCAACCATTGAAGAGACATCGCCAAAAGCGATAAAATAAACGGCATCAATACCACCGACTCCATCTCTACAGTCAATTGTATATCCGCTTGTAATTGCACATGGCATATTGTTAAGTTTTAAAAGGAGCGGATATTTCACCGCTCCATGTTATTTAATTAGATTGCTGCAAGGAAAGAAACGCACTCTGTAACAAAAGCCACATTCACGCCCAGCTTAAATTCGATGCGCAGCCTTACGTCATTGTTATCACGTGAGAACCACATATCATAATTTTCTTGCTCCGTTTGAAGGTCAACGGCAAGTGCCAAATTTGAAAGAGAGATTGCGTAAGCATCACCAGTTGTATTCAAACCATTCACACTTACGATTTCTACGTTTGTACCTGGCAAAACAAATGAAGAAGCATTTACATCCTGCGGATTGTAGCTAAATAAGTTCAATGCTCTGTAAGCAAGTATCAACAAACGATACCAATCGTTACCTACAAATATTTTCACATCACCTTTAGAAAGAACAGCAACAGGAATTGCTTTGTAAATACCTTCTGTTGCAGCCACTACATTAGAAGCAGTAATGGTTGTGATTGGACTACCTGATACACCTGTAAAACCTGATACGTTTGCATTCACTGGACTACCTGCGGCAATCAACTTTTGCAAGCCATCAAATTTATTTGTGTTAGCAGTTGCACCTGTAGCGTCACCTTGCCAAATTGCAGTTTCTAATTGAGCAGCAATACGAGCATTTTTCTTTGCAAGATAAGCGGCTTGAAAGTCTGCATTTGAAAAATCTTCATAAGTGCTACCTGCACGCAATGCTTCTTGAGTAAAATACGCTTCTAAATCCTTAGGACAAATTTTCTCTTCCACTTTAATTTTGCCTACTGTAATTGTTCTTTGCGAGAAGGTAGTCGTGCCTGAAGCGTCGAACGAACATGATTGAGTGCCAAATACTGCATCTGTGTCCATTAAAGGAATTGCTACAGATGATTTAACTCCAGACAATACAATACCGCCATCCATAATCATTTGTTGCGTTTTCGCATCAAATACTGCGCTTGTTAGTAATGGTTTTACTAATTGTTTGGTATATGCGCTTAAACCACTAAATGCTAATGCCATTGTTTTTTGTTTGTTTTAATTATTAAATAAAATATCTAAACTTCTTTTTTGTTTTTCTTCTTTGAAAGTGTTTGCAGTCTTAACTGTTACATCAGGTTGAGCAGCAGGTGCATCAACAATCAACTGACTCAACTTCAATAACTCCTCAATCACTTTGTTTGCCTTACCTAACTTTGCTTCATATTCAGCAAACTTGCTTTCGTACGATGCAAATTTCTCATTGGTAGCGGTTGTGAATGCAGCAAACTTTGCGCTCATATCCTCACTTGCTCCCGGCATTGGTGGTACAGTTTCAATTTCTGCTGGCTCTTGTAATGTAGTTATCACTCCATTATCGCCAATAGTAAGCGTAGTGCCATCTTTCAACTGAACATCTCCAGGTAGTGCAGGATTGCCATCAATCAATACGATACCTCCAACTTGCAAATTATCAATGGATACCATTCCGCCATCCATCAATTCATAATCGGTCATCATTGGCATTGCAGGTGCAGTTGGAGCAGGTGCTGCTGCTTGGTCTACTGATGCAGGTGTGGTAAGTTCGTTAAAGAATTCTTTCACCTTGTTTAAAATTTGTTTTGCGTCTTGCATAATCTATAATGTTTATTTTTTAAAAAGTGTTTAAAATTTCTTTTAATTCAAGCAATTTTTTCATGTCATTGCTCATTGGTGCTTCATAATCAAATAATCCTTCTACTGAAAATCCTTTCACTTGCCCTTGCTTAATCAACTCCCATACCTTTGGATTATCAACATAGAAACTGCCAAACCATGTACCATTAGGTAAGTCATTGAATGCCTCAATTGGTTTGATGCCTCTTTGAGAATCGCTAATAAATGACTCAAACATGGTAACCCCTTCGACCTGCATATTGGCATCATGCATTAAGTTGACATTTTTTTGATATCCTTTTTTAGAAAACTTAATAGCTATGTCCTTAATTGTTTGCGCAGAAAACTTGACATAATGCTCGCCGAAACGCTCATTTTGTCTATAGATTAATTGTTCTGGAATCATGATTGCTCCAGTGATAATATGCTCATCTTCGTTCTGAATTGCAAATGCATACTGCATGAATTTTTCCCCAATATTCCCCAATTCTTTAATGACATCGGAATTGTTATCATAGTGCTTATTGATTCCTAATTGCTTGATTTTTTCAACCTTTGCTTTATTACTTCCTGTAGCATAAACTCTTGAATGCGGAATGCTAAGTGCATCAGCAGTAGCATACATACCACCTACATCATGCCTTGCAGATATGATGTAAATTGTATTGCCTGCATCTATTTGTTTCTTTGCTAACTCTTTACCTCGTGATGTTGATAAGGTATCATCGTAATCGAAAGAAACTTTGTTAGCAGCAAAATGTTGCTCCCATATTGAATTGCAAATGGCAACCGCTTGTCCTGAATCTTTACCTTCATTAACTACATAACTTATACATCTTTGCAAAAACTCATCTTTATGCTCACCTTTCGATGGCTCAACGAATTGCTCTGAAAATACAAGGTAATCTTGCTTTATTGCAGGCGCATCTACCAATGCTATAAAGTTTACTTCTGCATCGTTTTGTATATCCTCGCTTATCTTAAGTTCGTAAATTGGTAGTTTCATTACAATATTATGTTCGAAAAAGTGTAGTTGTTTAATTAATTTGAGCGGCTCTATTCAATCTATTTATTCTTTCCTGCCCATTTGTAATATCAGATTCAACCACATAGGCTCTTGCCGCAGCATTACCGATTTGATTCACTTGCGTTTGGTCAAGTCTTGTGGTTTGTGCTTGTGGTATCAATGGTGCATTAACTCCACCTCCTCCACCACCCACATTTGTTGGTCCTGGCGCACTACCTCCACCACCTATTGCCTGTATTGCTTTTGCAGTTGCTGCAATTGTTGATGCAATACCAAATGCCGCCCCTATTTTATTTGCAGTTATTACAGGAATAGCAGCTGCTCCACTTGTTGCAACTGCTTGTGGTGTAGCAAGTGCCAAAGCATTTGCTGCATTTGTTGCAGTTACAATCTTTGCAATACCAAGCGCACCCTCTGCAATTGCAGCCGCTTTTTGTAATCCTTTATTTTTTCCTGCAATGGCTTGTAAAAAATTTACTCCTGCGCCAAGTGCGTTAAATGTTGCATCCTGAACTGCTTTCTTTTGGTCAGCAATGTCTTTTTCAAGTTGAATTGCTTTATCTGCTGCTTCTTTTTCTACTTTTGCTTTTTCATCAGCAACCCTTTTTGCCTCTGCTATCTCTTTATCACTTTTTTCTTTTTTTCTGATTTCTTTATCAGCATCATTTTTAGCTTTATCTTCTGCAATCTTTTCATTAATACCTTTAATAGTTAAAGCATTTGCTTCCTCCGCTAATCTGATTAATTCTTTTTTTCTTTCATTTGTAATATTCAAACGATTAATCTCATCCGTTTTATTTTGCAAATCATAATCAGCAGCAATCTTTGCTCTATCATTTTCATCTGCAATCATTGCAAGTGTATTCTGCTGCTTTGCATTCAATATTTGTTTATCCGCATCTTCATTTGCCTTTGCTATTTCCTCTGCTTTTTTCTTTGCATTGTCAACATCTTCCTGTCTTTTTTCTGCTGCTTTTTTATTTGCATCAGTTTGCTCTTGAGTTATTTGTACATTCTGCTTTGCAATCAAATCAAGTTCTGCTTGCTTTGCAGTTGTAAATCTTTTTGCTTGCTCATTTAGATTTTCAGTGTATTTATTAAGATTCTCCATTTGCGCTTTAATATTTTCATCCGTTGCGCCATTTGCTTTCATTTGTGCAAGTCGCTGACTTTCAATTTCTCTGGTATGCGCAGCAACTTGAAATGTAGTCCTTGCCTCAACAACTGCCTTTGCTGCTAACGCACGTTCTGCATTTCTTATCTCTGCCGTTGTTGCACCTGATGCCTTTAGCATTTCAAGTGTGTAATCGGTATTTCGTTTGAGCGCATCCGCTGCTCTATCTGCCGATTTCTTTTGCTCTTCAAGTGCCTTTGCTGATTCCTTTATTTGAGCAGCATTCTGCTTTGCTGCATCGCTTGATTTAATAAGCCATGCAGTAAGTGCTACAATACCTGCAACAAGTGCAGCAACAACTGCTACAATTGCTCCAATAGGATTTGCAGCCATTGCTGCATTCCATAAGTATTGCGCTCCAGTTACAATTTTTTGCACAATTGTAAACTGCATTACCTCCGCTCTCAATAACTTGAATGAATCAATTGCACCAAATACACCGCTTATGCCTTGTTGCAATGCCATTGCAGATTGCACTTTTAAAAGTGTTTTATTCAATTCCTCCGAGTCACTACCAAATAAACCCATTGCACCTTGCAATGCGCTGAATCCTGCGGTGGCTCCTTGCAATGCACCGCCAAGTGCAACAAACTTTTTATCTGGATTAAATGTATCTGCAAGTGCTTTTGCATCACCAATGGCATCTTTTAACCCTGCTACTTTTTTTGCTGCGTTTTGTGCTTCTGCAGATGTTTCTCCAAACTTCATTGACATATTGACAAGTTCAGCCGTTGCCTCTTTCAACTGCTTTTTAAAACTACCTACCGCCGCTTGACCTTTATTACTATCTACATCAATCTCTACTGCTACTGTTGTTTTTGTTGCCATAATATTTTAATAAAATTTATTTATCACTCTTAAAAATTCTGCTTGCGTTGCGTTGTTTTCTTGCGGTGTGTAGTCAATTAATTTCATCAATCTATACAATCCACCATCAATATAATAGTACTTTGCAAAGTCAAGATTGTATACATCAACATCATTTAACTTAACATAGCAAGTAAGCAATCTTGAGTCTTTATCCGTAATCTCTGCCATGTATGATGAATAGTAAACATTGAATTGATTGACATCAAAGCCTCCTGTAGTAAATGTGAAAAACTCCTCATTGTTTGCGCCAAAGTTCAAAGTATTACCAATATTGACTGGATTGTCAACATTACCTGCATATCCATATTTTGTTCCTGTCCATAAAATGCTTGTAGCATTATTGAAAGTATCAACATCATAAATCGACCATGTTGTTGCTGACATGCTTTTTGCCTGCAATATTCTTATTACACTGTCTTGACTCTCTTCAACATTGTTATTCATTTTAAATATGGTTGAATAAACTTTGTTGTTTGTTGAATATTTTACCAATGGTGTTGCTGCAAATACTAATTCAAGTGACTTCGTGTCTGATGCAAACTCATAAGCAGAATCAAATATTCTATCTCCGTAACCGACATTGTAACGCTTCCTGTATAAATCATTATAATAGTCATTGTCACTTCTATATTTAAACTCGTACAACCTTGAATTCAATTCACTCATTGGTTTAATCTTAATAGGCTTTGACCTATCAATCTTATCTGACCAATCCTCAATCGTATTAGTGTAATAATCAACATAAGGTTTTATGATTAAATGCTTTTCATCAAAGCGATTTTCATCAATGTATAAATTGAATAGTTTTAATATTGATGCAAAGAAATCCTTTTGTAATATGTTTGATGGGATTGTGTCATTCATTCTTACAGTATCAGCTCCAGTTGGATATAATGGTGTAGGAAATGCAATCAACGACTCCGCTTTTACATAGGCAGAAAATTGAACAGTCTCACCAAGTATTATTGATGTAATCCTTATATTGAAAGTATCACCTACATTAAAGTTGTAATTTGCATAACTCAAATCATATTCACCATTTGCAGAAACAAAAAACTCTTTAATCACATTGCTATTTTTTCTTACTTGAATAATGATTGTATCAGGATATGCAGTGTATGATTCTATATTTACAAGTATTGTAAGTTTTGTTTGTGCGCTCCTTGTGCCTGCGTATGTAAATGTCTGATTATCTGCGCTTGTAAAACTACCATAAGTAATTGTTCCACCTGTAAAATCAATCAAAGCATTGGTTGCATCATCAACAGTATTTGTGAGTGATTGTAACTCAAGCAATTTAGTATTGTTTGCCGTTAATGCTTTTTTATTATATGGTACAATTAAACTTTTAAATCTTGATGTATTTGATAAAGGAAAGTCCATTGTATAACCCGCATTTGCTACTATTTTTTCAAGATATTGTTTGACAAATAAAGCAGGTCTAAATGTTGTTGCTTTCCAATTTGTTTTGCTATTAAGTCCATAAGTTCCATAATCAATCAATGGATAATAATAACCACTACCACCTGATGCGTTATCCCAACTATTCACAATCCCACTCACATCATAAATATGGTCATATGCACTAAAATCCAAATCGCTCAATTTGAGTGCGCCTAACTTGGAAACAAAGCCACCTAATTCACCAAATACTGCTACCTCATATTCTACATTTGCTCCATCAATAATGATTTCAAGCAGTCTAAAAGTGCCTTTAATAATCGTTAAACCATTGACCTCTATTCTAAATTGAGCAGACTTTGCAGCATTAAAGTTGTAACCAACATTTGGTGCATTATTATCAGTAAAATTGGCTTGGTTAAACTCAAAAATATTGCCGAGCAAGTTATTGTTGTTAGTGCTACCTGGTAGTACAATAGTCTTACTGAATGCAGTTGCTTTGCTATCAATGTTTATAAGGTCATCAATCGCATAGGTTATTTGATTACTCAAACCTTTGTTGATATCTAACTCGTTATTTTCAATCCAAATTCGTGTCATAGTTATTATATTTGTCCCAATTTTTCATGATTTTTGGTAAATGCCCGGTGTTTCCACATTGGGCATTTTTTATCTCAAGTGTGAGTATCTTGTTTGATTCATTTCGAAATCAATCTCTAATGCTCTTTGCCTGTTGTTGACATACTTACTATACTCGTAGTTAGAATTCTTAATTGTAACAGGATAAAAATAACTATCAATCTCCATAAGTATTTGACCTGAATTAATCAACTGCGACGACCATTGGTAGTCAGTATCATTCATCGCATCAGCAGTCAAACGATATGACCAGTTCATTTTGTTGGAGTAGTTGATTTTGCTTTCTACATACTTATTATTGCCATCGTCATATTGAACATTAGTGCCATTAAAAATGAAATCTCTTTTCTCAAATCCTTTGCGTTCTACGTCCATTGTAAGTCTTGATACCAAGTCAAAATGAATCGTATCCCACATTCCAAAACGATTCAAGAAATGCACAGGCACGGTATCATATTTTGGATTGCATTTGTTGTATATCCTTAATTTATCTACTGCGCTATCAGTAAAAACTTCAACATATTTTGCATTGACTGATAAAGCGTAATTTAAAATTGGTTTAAGATTTACTTGAGTAAACATATATGGCATAGTTTCAACAGTATTAAAAATCAGTGCATTGCTATTATTATAAACATAATAGTAAATGCTTGATGAACCACCTCCATAATTGCTACCAATAAACAAAGACTCATTAAAATCAGCATATAAAGTGCGATTTCTTTCCGTAAAAAATTTTGATTGATAGTCTGCAATTGGTCCTTCATTAAATCTTTTAAACAAATCAGGTCTCCAATTATAGACTCTTGTTGTTCCGCTTGCAAGATTAAGTGTGGTTGTTCCGCTATATTCCTCACCATATCTAACTTGGTATTCTTTTTGCAATGGTGCTTCTTGATATTGAGCAGTTGCATCAAACCAACCATAGTCAATGCTATTGCGAATAATCGGTCCTGCATCAAAGTATCCATAGGTTGTACCTGGCTCAGGATATTGTTTTACTCGTATCTTTTGCACCCCACCAATATAAACATCAAACACATATTTAAAATCAGGTATTGCACTATGATTGCTGCTTACAATATGCCATAACCCATCCTGTATTGATTCACTATTTGATGGTGTATTTTCAATTCCTATTGCCATTATTTTTTATTTAAAGTATTTATTGTGTAGGTTATATCTTTTGCCATTGCCTCACCTAACTTTTCGCCCAAATCTTTGAATGTCATTGCAATAATTTTATCAAGGTAATGCGTTGCTTTGATACCATATCGTTTAATCATGTATATCAATGTTTGTGTTTTTAACTCAATCAATGATAATTGCTTTTTCTCTCTATTTGTCGCTCTTAATCCTTGTCTTTGCACTGTTGTTATCTTTGCCTTACCTGACTCAATATAAGAGCGAATGCTTCGCCTTCCTTCTTGGCTCATGCCATAGTTCTTGTATTGATACGGACTTGATGGTGCATTGCTTGATGACCTAACACCCTTTACACCAACATTGGTGTAGTCAAAATAATCAGCTAAATATAAAAGCAAAGTGTTACCATCATTTGTGACTTGAAACTCAAATGAATCAAGCAACTTGCCTGATGCCACATTGTTTACTTCATTTGAAACGATGCGCAAATTCTCTTCAAATAATACCGCATATTGTTCCAATACATTTGTCACTGTACCAAATGCCACACCGCCTTGCGTCTCTTTATCCAATATCCCCGATTGGATTGCTTTATTTTGTGCTGCGCTTATAGATATAGGCATCGTATTCCGATTTCATTTTTAGATATAACAAATCATTTAAAAAATGCACCACTCCTAAATTCCAAACCGATTCAAGAGATATTCCTTCGAAATCTGCGACCATTTTGGCATTGGCAACCCATCCAAAATGCTGATTGAATCGTTCAGCAATTGGCGAGTCGTATCCTCCGACACTCCCTTCTTCTTCGCTTCCTTCACCAAATAAGGCAGGGAAATCTGCATTGATACCCGATAGAGAAGATAAAAAAAAACCGCAGCATGATATGCCACCTCAAAATCCACATCCTCCATATCCGTTGCAATATCCACATGGTCTCTTTCGTACGGAACATACTTCATTCTGCGCCAATTAAACTTCACTGGTGTAGCCATTGTCGCTAATATCTTATGTAGATTATCAATGACATCTTTGCCAAACGTAATCGCTTCAACATACTTGCCGGCATTCATTGGCTCCTTATCTATCTTGTAATTCAATTGATAAGTTATGCCATTCACACTTACATACTTTACAGGCTTGCCCTTCATCATCTTGGCAGTCAATAGTTCAAACTTTGTTTGAATGTCAGCGCATAACTTGTTAAACTTCACCATTTTCATTTGCTCAACTTTTTCAGGTATTAATCCTGTCACCACACCCACCATCTTGATGGACTTATCAATGTCTTCCTCCTCTGATTTAGCAATGAAATACAACTCCTGAAACTGTCTAATTGATAACTTCATAATATACTATGTTTGTTTTTAAGTGTTTGTTTCTCAAATAAAATGATATTCGCCATAACCTTTGTGTTGGATTCGGCATCTATTTGCAAGCGCAAGCGCATTCACACAGTCATCATGAAATCCAGATGGCGCAGAATACTTAACACCGGTTGGAGTAAAAATATACTCGAATATTGCAAGTTCCTGTGGGATATGTCCGTCAGGATAGGCAATCTCACCTTTGTGAATTGCAGATGCAAGACCTTCCATCAATTGTTGTTTGCTTGTTGATGTGTATTTAAATCCCACCATTCGATTGAAATGCCTTTGCAAGTCCTCAACTATCGCATCTCCCACACCTGTTGAATCAATGACTACAGGTTTGTTTCTGTCTATCTTCATGATTGTTTCCTTTGTTTGACTCCAATCCTTTTGGAATCTCTCAAAGTGAGCAACACCTCCATGCTTATCGAATCCGATTACTACAGTCCAATCCACTGATTTAGCAAGGTCAATTCCATAATATTCCGCAGGTAACTGGCTTAATGGTCGGATGCAATTGTTTATGTGTTGACTCCCGAATGGATTCGCTGCATTCTCGGCAGGATTCGCCATGTATTCCTGTTCGAATACCACCGATGGCAATTGAGCGCGTGCAGAGTCTATTTCGGTTGCATCAATGTGTGGATTGTCATATGTTGAATACTTGAATGATTGCCATTCAGGCTCTCCATTACGCATGAATAATGAATAGAAAAAGTTCTTCCCTTTTGGTGTTGATAGGAAGATTGCCTTCCCTTTATAATCGGTCAAAGTTGGTCGTATTGAATTAAGCCATCCATCCTCCAGGTTTGGAATATATGATGCCTCATCCACTATGACCATGTGGAATTTCAAACCTCGCATTGAGTCAAGTCTTTCGCCTGTAAAGAATCGAATGCTTCCGCCTGTAATCATGTTGATAACCAAATCGCTTTGGTTGTACTTACATAACTTTTCGGGTATCAACTTCAATATCTCCAAAAAGAATATCTTGCCCAACTGATAGGTTGGTGTGATATATGCCACCGACTTATTGCCTATTGCATTAATGATTGCTTCGTTCTGACTAATTACCGATTTACCCCATCTTCGACCACACATCAAGACTCTGAATCTTGACTGCGATTCAATTACCTCTGATTGCTTTGGATGTGGCTTTGGTAACTTAATCTCAACTACCATACGTTATTTTAATCTCTGAAATTGTGTGCGTGTTGGTTGTATCCAACCTATCAGTCATGCCCAAGAAGTTTTTAGCATAGAATATACCCTTTCCTTCATTTGCAACCACATCACGCGCCAATGCTCTGAAGATGGCATCAGTTTCAACCACAACTTCATGATAGTCATGTTGTGGATTCTTTAGTGCATCATACCACTTTGTGCGCTTATAGAAATCAAATTGCTTCATCCGTAACCAGTGCAATAGAAAATATTCTATAGTTGGCAGATGTCTATCCTTAATCTGCACAACACCTTTAACCGATGGCACTTCCTTTGTGTCATTGATGCAATGGTCGCAATATTCATCTCGTAGTTGAATGAATTTCTCAACATCTATTATTTTTTTACTCATAGTTTTATTATTGATTTACTATTGTTTCACGTTCAACAAATAAGGTTGAGCAAGTATGACCTGGTGCCTGCACTAATCGGTATGGCTTGCCAAGTCCTTGTGCTATAGTGGTAAGTCCTGTGTACCCACCTGTGTACATCTCTGATGCCATTATCATTTCGGCAGCACATAAGAAATCACAATCCCAATAAACTGCTTTTGTATTCCATTGCGCTTGCATTCTATTATATTCATCTTGATAACCCAAAAAATATACAACCTCTGAAAATGTCAATAGGTAATCAACCTCTTTATTCCAATCAAATGTGGCATCAAGATAGTTGTTACCTGTGGCAATTAGTGAAAATGAATGGTCAATGATTGCATTATTTTCTACTTTTAACCAAGCATCCTTGCTCACTTGTATTCCAAATGGTATTGCATGACAATCAATCAAGTTATTGAAATGACCTGCGTAATTGCGAAATAAGTCCAAGTCATGACAGTCATAAGTGATTTGTGTAATGGTAACCGATTCAATATAATCCTGCAACCTTATCAACTTGGCAATACTTTC